GTATAAGGAGTATTAGTGTGTAATTTCCATAAAATCAATAACTTACGTTACCCACCCCCAATACCATGAGTGAGGGGCATTACGGGGTTATTGCTCCGAATGTGTCACTGTGGAATAATTACCGGTATGGAACTTACTAATGAACAAATTCAAGCAGCATCGAAACTAAATGACCGTCAACTGGCGTTCGCTAACCTGGTACTGACTAAACATCAGCACGGCATGAATGACGGTGACTGTGCAATCGGTGCCGGGTTCGGTGGTCCTGATACGACGCCTAATTCAATAGCGTCACAAGCGGCTACCATGTTGCAAAATATAAAGATCGCGGAATATGTGGCCATCATGAAATGCGAATCAGCCAAGCAAGCCGGGTTGACGTTGGCGAAAGTTGACAAGTGCATTCATGAAATCATGTCCGGTAACATCGCTGACTACATGGAAACGGAAGAACGACCAGTTGCCGGCGGCGGCGTCAAGTATGTGCCGGTGTTGAAGTGTCACTTGCAGGATTTACCACGAGAAGTAGCGGCACAAATCCAAGAGATGAAAATGACCCGTGACGGGCTCCAAATCAAAACGTACAGCCGGTTAGACGCCGTTCGACTTGCAGCGCAACGATTGGGTGGGTTGACGGATAAACGCGAGGTGAGCGGACCAGGTGGGGCGCCGTTGGTCGTTGAATCGATCACCAAGAACATGACCGCTGAAGAAGCGGCGAAACTCTACGCACAGGAAGTTTTATAGAATGTCTGAATTAAAACCTTGTCCGTTTTGCGGAAGTCACGACGTGTATCTTTTGCGCGATGGTGACAAAGATGAATTGGTCGGATGGGTAACGTGCTGCGATTGTGAGGGGTCGGGACCAATCGTAGACACCGATATCACAGAAGAAAATGTCGCGGCGAAATGGAACACTCGCAATGTCTGACGTTTGGCCTCCTGACTACGTTGAACAGTTTCAGAAGCGGCAATCACGGCTTAAAGGTATACGCGAACGACAGCTGTTCAAGGGCGTCAAAAGCTATTATTCAACGCGACCGGTTGAGTTTATCGAACACTGGTGTGTGACATACGATCCGCGAAACGCCGGCAAAGGTGTGCCGCCCGTCATGCCGTTTATCCTGTTTGAAAAACAAAAGGAACTGATTCGGTTCCTCGAATCGTTAATCACTGACCAGGAAAGCGGGTTAATCGAAAAGTGTCGCGACATGGGCGCAACCTGGGTTTCTGCAGCCTTCAGCGTCTGGCTGTGGCTATTCAAGGAAGGTTCCGCTGTAGGGTGGGGGTCACGTAAAGAACTGCTTGTAGATCGAATAGGGGATCCGGATTCAATATTCGAAAAAATACGAATGATCATTCGATATCTGCCTAATTTTTTCATGCCTTCAGGTTTCAAATCAAAAGATCACCTAACACACATGAAGTGTATCAACCTGGAAAACGGCGCAACCATCACGGGTGAGGCTGGTGATAACATCGGTCGTGGTGGTCGTAAACTAATCTACTTCAAAGATGAATCAGCACACTATGATCACCCTGAACTGATTGAATCAGCGCTAGGCGATAACACTAACGTTCAAGTTGATATTTCATCAGTCAACGGTGCCGGCAACCTGTTTTTCAAAAAGCGGCATTCCGGTTTAACTCGTGTCCTAGTGATGAAATGGGATGATCACCCGGCTAAAACAAAACAGTGGTACGACAAACGGAAACTTAAATCAGAATCTGAAGGGCTGGAACACGTATTTGCTCAAGAAGTTGACAGGGATTACAATGCGGCTGTGGAGGGTATATTGATTCCCGCTAAATACGTCAACGCTGCTATCGATGCACACATAAAATTGGGGTTTGAGCCATGTGGAATTAAAAAATTAGGGTTAGACGTAGCGGACGAAGGCGGCGATAAAAACGCCCTGGTAGCTGCACACGGCCCGGTGATCACGTACTGTAAAGATTGGGGCGACGGCGACACCGGGGAAACATCTAAAAAAGCGTTTGCCTACGCCACAGATAACTATTTCGATGAGTTGATATACGATTCAATCGGTGTCGGCGCTGGCGTTAAGGCAAAAACGAGCGAGTTGAAGCGAGAAAATACAAGCGACGCGGCGAAACACCTGGACATCATCGGATTCAATGCTGGTGGTGCTGTCGTTAAGCCAAATAAGAAATATACCGAAGGCAAAAAGAACAAAGATATGTTCGCCAATGTTAAGGCTCAAGCGTGGTGGGGAGTACGTGACAGATTTTTGAAGACTTACCGAGCGGTTGAAATGGGTGAAGATATCCCGCATGATGAGTTGATCAGTATTCCGTCAAGTTTACGGGGTTGCAATGATTTAGTCATGGAACTATCAAGACCGAAACGCGACACGGACAAAGCCGGTAGGGTGAAAGTTGAGTCCAAAAAAGAAATGAAACGCCGGGGGATGCCTTCACCAAATTTAGCGGATGCGTTAATCATGTGCTTTGCACCAGCAACCAAATCAGAATTCCACATCGGATAACTAAATGAGCATATGGAACCCTAGAACCTGGGGCAATAAGCAGTTTGCACCAGTAGAAACCAAATCATCCTCTAAGGTTCTAGGTTTATCTGAATCGCTCGGGAATTTTCTAATGTTCGGCACGCCTGGTAGTGCCGCCACTCCTACCAGTGCGATGAACCTGTATAACTCGTCGTCGGCTGTCAGCATTCCAATCAATTACATTGCTGAAGCGTTCGCGTCGATTAATCCGGTCCTAAAGGACGGCACAGAAATCATCAGTGATCATCCGGTCCTTCAACTGTTGCAGACGCCTAGCCCGTTCTACACACAGGATCTGTTTCTCGAAAACCTAGCTAAAAATTATCTGATCACCGGTGAGGCTGAACTGATCGCCATTGGTAACATCAACCGCCCTCCTCTTGAGCTGCAGCCAATCAACCCAAAGAACGTAACGATCAACGAAGGATCGAGCGGGTTAGCTGTATCGATGGTTGTATCAGGTGAAACGTTGATGGGTAGTTATAACCTGATGAAACGCGGGCGGTCAGTTCGATACGTCGCCAACAACTTGACTGAACTGAAACAGATCCGGAACTATTCAACGAAAAACAATTCCCTGCTTCGTGGTCAATCGCCGCTTGTGTCCGCTTCAGCTGAAGCACGCCAACACATCGAAGGCAACAACCACAATGTGAATCTATTGACTAACGGCGGTCGTGTGTCGCTGGTGTTCCACTTCAAAGAGGATCTGCAGCGAGACGATTTTGACGAAACGAAACGTCGAGTGATGGAACAATACGCGGGAACTAATAACGCTGGTAAAATCGGTGTGACCGCCGGGGAAAGTCTGGAAATAAAAGACATTGGCATCAACAACCGAGACATGGACTTCGCGAACCTGCAGAAGATGGCACAAACAGCTGTTGCGCTGCAGTACAAATTTCCGTTGCCGTTGCTTTCGACTGATGCCAGTACGTTCAATAATTACAAAGAATCCAAATCCGCTCTGTATGATGATGCGGTGTTACCGTTGGCGGATCGCATCTTTGGTGGTCTGTCTGACTTCCTGTTGCCACGTTTCGGACTGGACCCATCTAAGGTCCGGATTACATACGACCTCGACCAGGTAACAGCACTGGCGAGCCGTCGCAACGAAGAACTGAAACTCAGACGCGATCTAAACTTAGAAACAACTAACGAAATGCGAGCGTTGTTAGGTCGTGAGCCTGTAGACGGTGGTGATTTTGTTCTGGCGCCGGCAACAATGGTACCAGTCGGCACGGATCTATTTACCGATGACAATAACAGCGACGCTTCACTTAATCGGGACACTGACCAATGATCACACAGTGGATATGCGGTAAACGTATCAACGATTTAGGCGCTTGGGAATTTCAAGGCGTGTTTACCACTGAGGATCTAGCTAGCGAAGCGTGTGTCAATAGAAGTTATTTTATCGGCCCGGTCCTTTTGAACAAACAGTATCCAGATGGTTCTGCTGAATGGCCTGGTGCATATTTCCCACTTGAAGCGGACGGCGCAGGATGATGAAAATAACAGATAACCGTATTGGCGGACGGCGCAGGATGATTATGAATAGTGAAATTGACGGTCTGTAGCTATGGCAACCGCTGAAGACGCCCGACGCGACCTAACCGAAAAGCTACGTTTCGAACGTGAGCTAGCGACGGAAATGCGAGCGTTCAACAAGCGTCTAACGCGTGAAATGGTTCGTTTGTACGGTGTTGATCAAGCGGTTTTACGGGCTGATCAATTAGAGCCTGAACTAAACGAAATACTGTTCGAACACTACAAGGCTGTAGGTGATGAGTTCGATGATCAGATCGCACCAACACTACCGGCTGATATTGCTGAAACGTCTGAAGAACGCGCAGCCATTGCCGCGGCTTTATCGTTGTTCTACAGTCAAAGGGCGCCGGAGCAGTCCGGAATAATTACAGCGACGAATCAACGCGATATTGACACATCGATATCAACAGCTGTCGAACTTGAAAGCACGACACAAGAGCTCGTAAGTTCACGGACTATCGCTATCACTGCAGGCGTTCTGTTGTCGCGCAAGTTAGCCGGTCGTGTTGTTGGAATTTCCACATTAGAAACACAAGCCATTGCAGAAGCGGCGAAAGCAACAGAGGTGCAGGTGTTAACCGGACAACCACCAAGCGTAACCGGTGGCACGCTGCGAGAGTCGCCAGTAAGTAAAGAATGGGTCACTGTGGGCGATGAACGAGTCAGAGAAGCACACGTTTTAGCTGACAGCCAAACACAGACGTTGAATAAACCGTTCAATGTTGGTGGTGATTTGTTAAGGTGGCCCGGTGATACTAGTCTAGGGGCTCAAGCGGGTAACGTGATAAACTGCCGATGTAGTTCGGTGGTGTCCAAAGAAGATGTTTTTGCTGAACGTAGGCGCCGGGGTGAATCACCATTTTTTGAAACGGTACCCACTGAACAACTATTGACGAGTTTGGGAGTTTAAAACATGGCACACTTACACATTCACACGTTGCCTGATGGTACCGAAACAAGCATCACAGTAGTCGATCCAGATAACTCTGATCTACACTGGCACACCGTAGACGGCGAACGAACCTCAACTGATCCGTTTGGTGACGGTCACACCCATACGATCAACGGCGCAACCACAAGCGGTCCTATTGACCGAGAAAACAACGACAAAGGAAACCAGGGCATGACGATTGAACGAAAGCTAGTGGGCGGTAACGTGGTGCAAGTTAACCAGGTTGAGCGAAACGGTGTTCCCGTTGGTATCATCAAAGGTTATATCGCTACTTTCGATATTGATCGCGGACTAGATAAGTTCGTGCCTGGTGCGTTTAAAGAATCGCTTGAACGTCATGCTGCAGAAAATCGGCAAATCAGATTGAAGGACCACCACGGTCGCACGGTTGGTGGTTTCCCCATCATGAACGTCCTTGAAGATGAAAAAGGTCTGTTCGGTGTTGGTGAAGTAAATCTCGAAGTCCAACAAGGTCAGGAACTGTTCGCACTGGCGAAACAAGGCGTGTTGTCTGACTTCTCCATCGGTTTCACATCGCTTGAAGATCAGCTGGTCAACGGGATCCGTGTTATTCACAAGGCTGAAGTGTGGGAAGGATCAATCGTTGACGAACCCATGAATCCAGAAGCCCGGATCACCGAAGTAAAATCAGTGATTCCATTCCAGGATCTAGCGTTAGCCAGTAAAACTACAGAGTGGGATAATACAAAAGCGTTGTCGCATTTGAATGAATTAATTGACGGCGAAAATCTACACCCTAAATTTAGAAAAGCGTTCCTGTGGTGTGACGGTAAGAACGCCGGTGATCCAGAATCTTACAAGCTACCCGTGGCGGATATCGTTGATGGTCGCTTAGTGGTTATTCCCGATGGTGTTGTCGCCGCTGCAAAAGCGATACAAGACAACAC